GCTGCGTGCGCGGCCCGGCGCTCCGAGAGAAGTCCACCGACTTCGCAGCGGCAGCGCCGTTACTACGCCCGGCTTGCGCCTCGGCCGAGTACTGCTGCCGCTCCCAACGCTTCCGGTCCGCGGAAGAGACCGTGGACGGGCGGTGGTAGTTGCACTTGCCTGTGGGGCTCTTGGTCTTCACGCACCGCGGGCACTCCGGCTCATCTGCCTGCGCTGCGATCCGTGCCGCGCGCTCCTCTGCGGTCTCCGGCCGCATCTCCGGGTAGGCCGCATAGAACGCCTCGTTCACGCGCTCCTTGCGACCGGGGAGGACGAGCGCACCGCCGGTGGAGTCGGCTGCATCGCGCGCCTCACGCAGCTTCCAGCCGAACTCATCGAGGAAGCCGTTCGCGTATGCCTCGCGGTAGAGCGCCACCTGGATGCCTCGGCCGGCAACTCTCGGCTTTTCGTTGCGCCTGGCGCACTCCGCCAGATAGAGCTTCTGCACCCGGCCGTGCGCGTGCCCATCGTTATACGCGGATCCCCAAAGCGCGCTGGCGATATCGTTCCGCTTCATGCCGGAGTTGCGGAGGAAATAGCAGTTCTCCTGATCGCTGAGCTCCGGGTTGACGCTCGCGTCGATCCGTGTCACGAACACCAGGTGTGAGACGGTCCAGAGGAACTCCGCCAGCCGGACGTCGCCATCGTACCCGTAACCCATCGCAACGACGCGACGCGGTGTCTCGGTCTCTGCGTCGGCGTACCGGTATTCGAACCGCACCCGGATCCCGGCGTGGTTGGCGATATCGCGGAAGAGGTTGATGTAGTGGTACTTGAACGGCGAAGCGTAGGCTTCGCCTTCCAGCAAGATGACCTCAAAGAGCCGCGGCACGATCGCGAACTGATCGGTTGCGATTGTCTCCTCTTCGGCAATCCGGTAGTCCCGCATCAGCTGCTCTGCCTTGGCGCGGTAGTTGGCGCGCGCCTCGGGCGTCTGCGACTCGTCCTCCGCCATGGCGATGAGCTTGCCGATCTTCGCTGCCCAGTCCTGCTGTGCCATCTCGCTGGTCCCTTCGGTTGGGGCGCTCTCTCGCCCGGAAACTTCATCCTACTCCAAGGGGTGGGGGAGTCGGAAGGGAATCGCCCCACAAGCCGTACGGCCGGATGATCTACCGACGTTGGCTCCCCCACCCCAAGTCAAACTACTTCGAACCGCACTCCGGACCGTAGCCCATAGCAAAGTACGGGTTGGCGTGATCGGTCAGCGTCCGGCCACACGCCCGGCAGCTGCTCTTCAGCTCTGCGTACGCCCGTCCGGCCTTCTCGACGTCCTTTGCGATCTCCGCCAGGATCTCCTTGCGGGCGTTGGGGTTCCGCACCGGGTAGGTGTCGTCCGAGGCCTGCTCGTTGACGAAGACGATCCCGGCCTTACGACCCGCGGTGACCCGGTAGAAGTGCGGCTTGTCCTGGGCCGGCAGCTGAATCGCGTAGCGGCCATCAGGCACGGTCGCCGGAGCGGTGGCCCGTGCGTACTCGATCGAGTCCGCTCCCGGTGCGATGGCCGGCAGGGTCTGAGCCTTCGGGAGATCTTTGTAGCTGGTGATGAACTCGCTACCGGCGCGCTTCGCGAAGCCCTGCTCCAGTCGAGTCTTGACGCTCTCGGTCATAGCGGCCGTGACGCCTTCCCGCGTGGTGGCGATATCGATGATCCAAGCGGCCTGCTTCTCGGAGACGAAAGCGGAGCCCGTCCGGACCTTCCAGCCCTTGACCTCCGCATGCGTCTCGGTCTCCGCGGTCGGCTGCGCAAACGTCGCGCTCTGACCCTTGACAAAGGCGATTGCGTCGGCGTCAGCCGGAGCGGCGAACGGCTCGCTACCTTCCGCGCCAGCTGCCTCGCGCCGAGCGGCGGTGGTGGAGCCGGTGTGGAAGGTCTGCAGGAAGCTGGCGGTGTGGGCTACGCGGTTCCGAGTAGTCATGGCTGGGTCCCTTCGGCTCGTGGGCCGCTCTCTCGGCCCAACGGGGTTGAATCTACGCCATTGGCGCTCACTTCGTCTACCCCGCGAGGGAAGTCATTGTAACCAAGTTCGTAGGAATTGGTTTCTACCAGCAAAAACACGGAAGGCCGGGTGGACTATTGCGAAGCGATTGAGAGATCGCGCCGCGCCACCCGGCCTTCCTGCCCGGTTCCATCACGGGCTAGCGGAGCCGATGAGGTCACGAAGGGACCAACCTCCCCTCTCGGCTCCGCGCCGATGAGATCCATCATACGTCGGATCTCAGAACTGCCGCTAGCGGGTCAGTTCCGTCCGGGACACGACCTGCAGCGGAGCGCTCGCGCTCGCTACGCCAAGCGCCCCAAGGAATTGCACCACGAGCAGCATCAGTTCGTCGCCGGTCAGTCCGTCGGTGATCAACGATACCAACAGACTCAGCACCAACGCGATCGCGCCCATGAGCGTCTTCGCCTTGGAGAATCCGGTGATATTGGCAGCGCCCCAGATGGTGAACGCACCGAAGAGAGCGACCACGACGATCACCCAGTCGCTGGCCGACACACCGTCGCCGGACACCTGCCGGTACGTCACGATACCCGCCATCACGAGCGTGGCGAGCAGCTGAGCGTACGTCTTCCCGTACTTGTTCCACATGGCCTTGAGCCTCCATCTTGTTGAAGGAATCAGCATTCAGCCGTGATGTTACGCCTTCTCAGAGTCCGGGCAATGCAGACTGCGACGGAGATCGTGGATCTTAGTGGCGAAGTCGAGAGCAGCCGGATCCGAATCCGGAGGCAGTGATTGGTATCGATTGTCAAGTCCCACCATCAATGCGCACCAGCGAAGGTCATCCTGCCGCTGGCTGTAGCTTGTGTACCAGATGGTGAAGCTGATGAGGATCGCAACCCCTATCAACGCGACGGTAGCCTGCGCAATTCGCCGGTTTCGTGTGTTCTCTATCATGTTGCGCTCATTGACCTGCTCCTCGGTCACCCCACCACCGCCCGCACTACGACTGCGGCGATGAGGGCTGCGGTTCCGGTTGCGGCGGTCCCCCAGATGATGGCTCGATTGTATTCGGGCCACTGCTGCTGCGCTGTGCCCAGAGAGCTACCCCGGTCGGACCCAGGAGCAGTCCCACGAACGCCGGGACCAGAATTGGACTTGCGATGTCCGCGATGAACATCTGCTCCAGCAGCCCGATCGCGCCGATCACGATGCACGTCACGTCTCGGAAGAGAATTACCCTCCGCTGGCCTCTGTCCACTCATGCTCCACCTTCCTGGCGCTATGCCGATCATCCAGGGTCCAGGGGTGATCTGCCGGATATGCCGGTGGGCCGAGTCTACCGACCCGGCCCACCTTTCGCTTACGGGGCAGCTATTTTCGAGCTGCCGGCGATCCGCCTGCGGGGTTCAGGACCGCATCGAGCTTCGCGATCGTGGTGTCGAGCTTGGAGTTCAGCGCTGCCAACGGAGCGGCCATGATGGGCGCGATGGTGTCCTGCACGGTGTCCCGCGCATTTCGCATCGCCTTCTGGTCTTCAGCCGAAGCGCTCGTGTAGGCGCTGTCAACCGTCGCAGCGTGCTTGGCAGCGAAGAAAAACTCCGAAACGCCATCGTAAGCGTCTTGTGCCGACATGTCGTCTTCACCCTCCTCTGCCGCGAGGAGTCCCCACGGCTTGGTGATGTTCTCGGGGTTGGATTGTGTGCTACCGCTGCCGTAGCGCGAGCTGAAGTGCGCGTGCCCGGTGTGCGGGTCGGATCCGGTGTAGACGCGACCGGTCCAGCCCCACGTCCGCGAGTAGATCACGCGGTTGTGGATGACGTTCTGCAGCCGATCGTCCTGGCCGCTTCTGTGCCGTAGCACAATGATCTGGACGGCACGGTCCATCGTCCAGTTGTCCAGCCGCAGCTGCTCGTCCACGTCGATCGCGTGGACTTCGTTGATGTTGTCGGAGTCCTCATAGGACGTCGCCCCGGTCTCATCCGGGTTGTGGTCGCTCGGTCCCTGCGAGTGTGCGACGTCGCCGATGGATCCGTCCGAGGCCTTGTCCCGCCCCGGGGAGAGCGCGTTGAACTCGTTGCGCAGCGAGACCAGATCAGGTACCAGCACCCACGTCGCCACGGTCCACCTCCCAAGTCTCCGGATCCGGCACCGGGTCCCCGGCAAACTGCTCCAGGTCATTCACGGTCGGATCGATGGTGGTCGGCTCCACCTCCACCGGTTCGCCAGTCGGATCCGGCGGTGGCTTTCTGTCGAAGTCCATTTGTTCCTCCTTTCAGCCCTACGATACCTGCACGCCCATTCCAGCGTAGTCAGCCGCAAAGCCGACTGGCCGAATGGTGAAGTATCGCGGACTAGTCGCGTTGGCGAACACGGTGATATAGCTCGCGGTTCCCACCTGCGCCGCAACGGTCAGGTTCACGTCGCTCGTGATATCCGCGGCCGTGTTGTTGATGAGGAAGATCGAGGCAATGGCGGAAACGGTTAGGCCGGCAACTGTGCCCTCCGCGGCGAAGCGGAAATACTCGCCCCAGTCCGCGCCCGAGGCCGGAGTCGCATTGAACTTCCGAACACGAGCCGGCATCAAGTTCCGCGCCGCGGAACCGAATACGCCACAGCGCATCGTCGCTTCGTAAGCCAGGCCCGCTTTGAATAGCTGGCCGGTAATCGTCAATGCGGCGACTTCGGTAACGCTACTCAGCACCAAGCTGCTGGTTGAGAAGGCCTTTCCCACCGCATTCGAGGTGTCATAGGACGACACACGCCGATCCAAATCAATGATCGCATCGCGGACCTTCTCACCGAATTGACTGGCGCTCGCCTTCTGCCCGCCAATGGGGATCCCGATATCGTCATAGCTTCCCATGTCACGCTCCCCAAACGGTTTCGTCCCAGTTTCCTTCGTCCCAAATCAGGACGTCGGGCACGCGAAGCAATTGCAGATCTTGCGTGTATTGCGGTCCATTTCCATTATGGACAATGGAGAGAATCCGCCAGGTACCTTCAGCCTTGGTACCTTCGTCATCCAGCAGCGTAATTAGGTTGCCCGGCTTCCGCGCCGGGTTACCCATCACCCGCACGGCGACTTGGATTCGCGGCTGGGAAAGCACGGCAACTAACCGGTTCGCGAGTCCCTCGCCTTCTGACCGGCGCGTGATCCATGCGGCCTCCGTGGTCAGAGCACGATCCCGGCGCTTGCCGACCGATCCCGGGTCGGAGACCGTGGAATAGGCGGTGGCAACGCGAATCGCGTAGCCGAGGATGCGCAGGAACGGGACTCCGCTCCCGTTGTTCGCTAGCCAGAGCGTGCCCGGTGAGAAGTTGGTGAATCGAATGGTCACCGTGGAGGTATCCCAGCCAACGATCCGCGCACTGAAATTGGCGGATACATAGACCGTGCCGGTCCCATCGTCCTTGGTATTCACTGACATGAAATGCTCATTGGGGAGCGGATTCGTTCCCGCCACCTGCAAAGCGGTGAGCTTAGTCAGATCCCAAGTCGGACCGGTATACGGTCCAGTGGCTCCGTGAATCTCCGCAGTCTGGATGTCGAGTGGGAAAGTCACCGTGGTGACGCCACGCGGGAATGTCAACGGCGAACTGATGTCCATAATGGGGCCGCGGTTCGGTGTGTCCACCCGCGTCTCAGCATAGGTAACCGTCACCACATTCCGGGTGAGGCTTGGGTCATTCACCACATCGAGGTCTGCGGCATTGGTCTCGGTATCCAGCACTACATCTTCCGGCATCATCTGGTCATCCTCGCCGAAGTATTCCAGCGGGAGGAATTCCAGATTGTCGGCTTCATTCAGCCGGATCCAGGAAGCGGTCGCCTGTGCCAATTCCTGCAGCACCGTCCAGCCCTGCAACGGAGTCGGTTCCGCCACGACCTCGATCCACTGATATGTAGGCCGGGTTAGCAGGTTGAGACTAGGCGCTTGCGGCGTCGGATAGAACCGAGCAAACTGCTCGGTGAATAGTCCAGGACCGGTCTCCAATTGCACTTCAGCGATCGGCAGGTGCGAATTGTAGGAATGCACCAACCCACCAGCTGCGCTAGCCGACTGCGCCGCATCCGTAAGCGGGAGCGAGGCCGGAGTGGTGGTGAATCCGGTGAGATCCCAGAAGACGTTGTCCATGCGGAACCGCGCCAGGCCTGTAGCGTATTGCCAGATGAAGCCACAGAAATGCCACTCACCATCCGACGGAATCGGTCCGCCGGTCAGCGTCTGTGTGCTGTCGAGCCGCACCACCGGATTGCGCGTCGCGGCGTTGATCTGCAGCCGAATCGTTGCAGCCGTTGGCGGATTGAAGATGAAGAAGTCGAAGAGGAAGACGTTCGTTGGGTCGTCATCCATCGAGGACGGCGCAGCGTCCGCCGGATCGCCGCGGATCCAGAACGTCAGTCGTCCCTCTGAATTGTCCTGCGAGAGGAAGTCGTTCATCTCTGCGACGTCGATCCCGGGCACCTCAGTGTCGAGCGCGTACGGCCGGTCAGGACCGAGCGAGATCTGGTGCGTCTCGTCTTCCAGCTGCTGCGCATGCATCGCGGTGTAGAATGGGCCCGGGATCTGTTGCGGGGGACGCAATCCGAACGGTCCCGTTGGCGTTGAGCTGGCCCGAAAGAAGTAGGCCGCGCCATAACCAAGCGGCCCGGTCATGTGCGGATGGATGGAGCCGTGTAGCGGAGCCCAGAACCGCGTCTTGGTTGACGGCGCGATCCCAGCGTACTGCCCGCCCCTTGCTGCGATCCAGGACATCAGCCAGTCGGTGGAGCAACCTTCTCGGTTGCTGAAAACTGTTGGGAGCGTGAGCGCTGCGTCCAGCGCAAGCCGGGTAGCACTCACCGCCGATAGCCCCGCTGTCCGGCCAGAGACGCGAATGTCCGCCATCTGCCCCGTGAAGACGTTCTGCTTGAAGACGCCAGCCGGAGTAACGACTTGCACGTTCGCTTCCATCGGCGCGGTGTCACGCTCGAAGCCAACGACCGGACTATCTTCGTTGAAGGGGCTGAAGTACCCCACCGCATCCATGGACTGCCGGTCCATGACGATCATCGGAACGCCAAGCGCCGCAACAATTGCAGTCGCGCTCGCAGTAGTCGCGGTCATCACCCGCTGTTCGTCGCCGGACGGCAGCAGCGCCGATCGCGACATCTCGATCCGGACGGTGCCGCCTGCCGACTCGACAACTTCGGTGTCCGAGGCCGCTTGGGTCCACGCGCCAGACGCGTTCAACGATGCCCAGATGCCGACGGTCCAGCCTCGGGATGGGAGATTCTGGGCCGGCAGCGTGTGAGTCGTCTGGGAGACCGCCTCAGAGAGCCCAACCCGCGGTCCGGGCCGGACGTCTACCAGCGTTCCCAGGACCGTGTTGGCGAACCACGCGGAGGAGATCCATGAATAGCTGGCGGAGGCGAACGTCAGATTCAGCGCTGGAGCCGCGGTGTAGAACGGTCGGCCGAAGATCCAGAGCTTGACCGAGACATCGTCTCGCGTCTCCAGTAGCTCCCAGCCGTGCTCAGCGTACGGGTCTGCGTCCGCGTCGGTGACGTCGCCCAGTCCGTTCAGGACGATCGCCACCAGCACGTAATCGCCGTACACGACACCAGTCGGATTTGGGATGGACACTGAGGTTCCGGTGCCGGAGCCAGAGCCGGGCGAACCGCGCACGCCGAAGACGTCTGCGATGTTCGGTGGACGGCCAACCAGGTCCATCGTCATCGAGCCGGACGCGTCATTCCCGGTCGTCATCGTAACGGGATCCGGCAGCCCATCGTCAAAGTTCTGCTTGACGGCATAGCCGTTCGGTCCCACCTGGGATCCTAAGTCCTGCAACGAATCCGATGCGTCCGCGCCGCCTTCATAGCCAGGCGGAAGCTCCTGCCAACGCGCGATCACCTCCACCTGATCGAACATCGGCGCGCTGGAGTTAAGCGCGTCCTGCAAGTCAGTCATGCCGCAAGCTCCCGAATCGATAGCTGGATGCCCTCCCGGAAGCGCGCCGCGAATGGCACACCTTCGGTTAGCCCCGTGATCTCAACTGGCTTCACTCCAGAGGCCGGAGCCCAGTTATTGACTACGGTATCCTGCTCCAGCAGCGGTTCGTCCACATACACGATTCCGTTGGTAGCTATGGAGGATCCGGTGCCGTACCAACGCGGCGCAACGTAGGCCGCATTCGACGGCGCGGTGCTGAGGACGGAGAGCCGCTGCCAGGTAGACGTCACGGTCTGGTCTCCGCCGGTGACCTCAGAGCCGATCAGCGCACCTGTGGAGTCGAGCCAACGGAGCCGCATCGAGAGCGTGGCGGACGTCTCGACTACCCCATCCACCCGCATCCAGGCCGAGAAGGCATACGGCAGGTTTGGCGCTACTGGGATCCCCCACCAGGATCGGTAGCTAGGCACCACGCCCATGATCACGGTTGCCGCCGGAGCGATCAGAAACCGCCAGCGGATCGAGCGCCAGCCGGTAGCTCGGTGGATGAAGGCCGGATCGGAGTTGGATCCCGGAGTCCCGTTGTCGCCGGCAATCGTAGTGAAGAATGACGCCAATCCGGTGGCGTTGTTGAGGATGCCGGTTCCCGCGGCCACGTTCGGGTGCAGCAGGTTCGGCGCGCTCGGATCGATCAGCACGAACGGAGCCGGACCATTCGAGCCGATCCGGTACTGCTCCAGGTTGGTGAACGTGTCCTGGTGCAAAACGTTGAAGTTCAACGTGTATGCACGCGACCCGCGGGCTAGCGACGAGACGGCATGCGTACCGGCTCCGGTGAGGAAGTCGTACGTCTGCCGCTCATAGGGCCGGTCCATGTCTCCGCGCGGCCACGGCAGCGGCAACAGCGCGCCCGGACGTCCGAAGTAGACCGTTGGGACTTGCCTCTCACTTCGAGCCATTTCTGCCCCTCCGTCCAGATCCAGACCACGAATTCTTGCGTGCGCCTTCGTTTGCCGCGTCCGAGACTAGCTCAGGCTCACCAGTCACTGCATCGATCGCGATCGAGGCGATCACCTGCCCATCGACCGTCAGGTTGTACGGTCCAAATGTTGTCGAACCTGCGTCCGCCGGATCGCCGCCACGCTTCGCGACCGGTGTCGAGTTCACGGCGTCAATGATAGTCGGGCCAACCGAAGCCGCCAGCCGTGCCGTAGGCCGGATCACAGAGCCGGCAAGCTTTTCCGACACAGCCACCACTTTGGCCAACATGTGCTGGATGCCGTTGATAAGGCCTTCGCCAATGTTAACACCGGACTCAAAGAACACCTTGGAAGGCGAGAAGATCGCCAGCGCGGAGTTGAACGCACTCTTCACCCGGGAAGCCAGGCTAGACACCATACCTAGCACACGGCCGATGCCGGACGAGATGCCGTTGATGAGACCTTGGATGATGGACGCACCGGCGCCATACAGCAGATTCCCAAGTCCGCCTAGCGCAGACCTGATCCGACCCGGAATGCTGCGCGCTGTCGAAGCCGCTCGGTTCCCGCCGGACGTGAACTGCGAGACGAATGCGTTCCAGGCTGCACGTGCCACGCCGACAATCAGGCCACCGAGCGCCGCAAGAGCATTCCGCGCACGGCCGGGCAGTGAGCTAATGTTGGTGACGGCGTTGCTGATCCCTCTGTTGCACATGGCAATGAAGGCGTTGAAGGCTGCGCTGGCTACCGCGGCAAGCATGGAAGCGAGCGAATTCAGTGCGCTACCGATCCGGCCGGGCAGCTTGGTGAAGATGCCAACGATAAGACCGGCCGTTGCGCCGGCAACTGTCGCCAGCACATCGAGCGCCAGGTGCCAGAGGTTCAGCAGCGCTCCCGGGAACGCAGCGAGCGCAGCAAGAATCTGGCCGGGCAACGCAATGAAGAAGGCGAGCGTCCCAAAGACGAACTTGGAGACAAAGCCGATCATCGCGTTGAAGGCTGCACCCAAGAGTGCGGGCACGACCGTCACGAACTGCCGGACGACGTTGATCGATCCGACCATAAACGCGGTGAAGTTGATGAAGCCGGTGACCACCGGGATCAAGAACTGTGCGAGAGCCGCTGCGGCGAGCGCCAGCGCGGCGAAGGCGGTAACTCCAGCCGGCAGCACAGCGATAACCTCTTGCAGCCCCGCGTCGACCAACCTGACGAACGCGACCGCTAGCTGCAACATGACCGGCGCGAGCGAGGCCGCAGCCGCGGTTAGTTGCGGCAGCACCGGAATGAGCGACGTCAACAACGTCTGCGCGAACTCGACGAACGTGGGCATCAGTTCCACGAACGCATCGCCCAGCTGCTTGCCAAGTTCCGCAACCAACGGAAGGTTCGCCGCAAATGCATCGAACAGCGGCTGCAGCCCGGTCAGCGCGGTGCTGAGTCCATTCGCGAGCACACCGATCAACGGACCTAGCTCGCTGGTGACGGCTAGAACGCCATCTGCCAGTCCCTCCACCAGAAGAGCGACCAACTGAGCCAACGGAGGCAGCAGTGGCGCTACGGCCACAATGAGGGAGGCTAGCGCAGCCGCGAGCGGACCGAAGGCCGGAGTGAGCGCGTTGACGACGTCCAGCAGGATCGGACCCAGTTGCAGCGCAATCTTCGCAATCGCCGGAGCGAGCGCTTTGGCAAGCGCTCCAACCAGTGTGGTGATAACCGGAGCCAACTGCTTGGCGACGTCCAGGATCGAGGCGAACAACGCGCGCATCGCGTCGCCACCCTCGACAGAGCTGAGGAACGTAGCGAACTGCCCGGTGATCTCCGCCAGCGTGTTGAGTAGACCTCCACCTGTTGCGTTCGCAGCGGAGATCACAGAGTTCAGGATTGAAAAGACATTGGCGATGATCTTGCCGAGCGTCTTGAGCGTATCGATCGCAGTATTGATCCAGGTCTGCAACCGACCATCGGACGCGACCGCGGTCAGCCAGTCAGCGAATGTGATTGCGAGGATGCCGACCGCGGAACTCAGCGCCGGGATCAGCTGCAGTCCAACGGTACCAACAGCTCGCAGCCCGGCGAGGATCGGCACGATGGACGGCGTGACGTCAGCGAGCGCGCTCCGGAAGGCGGCGACCGCGCGCTGCAAGAACGTCACGGTATCCGCGCTCAACGCGAAGTTGGTCACCTGTCGGGTGACCTCGCCGAAGTCAGCCGCAATGCCGGAGAGGACCGGCTGCATCTGCTTGAGGATCCCGATCGCCTTGACGACGCCGGTGTTCAGATGCGCTGCGGCAAAGAAGGATTCCTGCAGCCCCAGCCCGAAGTCCTTGAGCCCCTTGGCATTTGCCTGGATTGCCTTCGCGAACGCTTGCGCCGATGGGGAAAGGTTCTTGATCGCCTTATCGAACGCAGCGGCCTTGGTGGGGTCGAATGCAGCCTTGATGGCGTCGCCTACGCCGTGGAAGACAGCTGCCAGCACGCCGGCAGTCGCAATCGCTCCCACAAAGAGTGCTGGGAGGCCCGCGGCTAGGGAGCCGATTGCCACGAGATTTGGGATTATGCCAAGGATCTGGATGCCAAGTGCGGCCGCTGAAGCTCCCGCATTAATGAGGCCAACGGCGAGCCCAGCGACCGACACCCCCTTGCCGAAACTCTTGAGCGTCTTGCCAAGCTTGCTGAACGAGACGTCGCTAGTCTTGGCTTTGCGCTCCAGCCGGTCGATGTCCTTCTCAGCCCGGTCCACGTCGCGATCGCCGGTGTACTCCAACACGATCTTGCCGTGTGCCGTCCCCAAGTCGTAAGACATACCGACCGCCCTTCTCTACGCGTACCGTCGAGAGCTGGGAACCCAGCGCCGCACCACTTGATCGACCTTCTGTGCTGCCTGGTTCTTGTTCTTGGCGTCGTGGCCCGCTTCCTCAATCGCCGCTTGGAAAGCTGTTCCCCAGCGAACCACTGCCGCGTCGAGCGCGTACGCCTCGATCCCAGTCAGGCCAACAATTTGCGAGTAGGGTCGCCGGAGCGTCCTCGACATCGTCCAGGCGCGCAGCAGCGAATCAGGGTTTACGAAAGGCATCCAGAGCGCGGATCCCCTTCAGCGCTTCCTCCATGATGGCGACACGATCGACGATGTCGACATCAGACACCCGGATCGCACCCTCAGGCGCGTTATCGTCATCGTTTGCGTAGACCTTCGGCTCCACAACCGCCATAGGTAGCAACAGATTCACGGTGTCGATGAGCATCGCGATATCCTCGCGCGACGGCATCTTTTCCTTCTGCGGCGGTGCGCCTTCCGCGGCCTGCACCAAGCCTTCCGCGAGGCCTTCCAGCCGGGTGATCTTGTCCAGCAAACCGGTCTCTAGCAACCGCTCCGGCTGCAGTTTGCGCATCTTGCACTTCTGCCCAGACGGGCAAACGAAGTCGTATCCATCCGACTGGACCGCTTGCGACTTCCACACGTCCGCGTGGCCTTCCGGCCTCGGGACAGAGTTGCCGAGGTTGATGTGGGTCGGCGTCGTGTTCATCGTCTGCGCAGCGGCAGCGGCAGCGGCTCCCCTGAAGTCGCTGAACTCGCTGGACTCATTCTCCGGCTTGACCCAGCCGCGAACGCGCGCCTCAACGAGTTCGGTGGTGCTCATCGATTGAACTTCTGCGTCTGTGTAGTCGCCTGGCATCCTGTGCTCCTATTGGCGTTTAGAGTAGCGTTACAGTGTTTAGAGTAAGGCCGGGGTGCGACCGCTACGAAGCCGCACCCCGGAGTCGAGATTAGACGATGGTCGCGGCAGTCTCGTTCGCGATCATGTCCCAAACAGCACCGATGTTGGCAGCGGTCAGCGTCGCGATCGCGTTGCCCTCCGCGTGCGAGACCCAGAACTCTTGATCCTGGTGCGTCCCGGAGATCTGCGTGGCCTTGGCCCGGTGGAAGACGATGTGGTTGTCGCCACCCGACTCCGACATGGACTGGCCCTCCATGAAGAAGTCCGGATAGGAGTCCGTCCCCATGCGCCGCCACTTCTTGACGACAGCCGGGGTGGTGCCGGTCGAGGACACGACGCCACCGGCCATCACCGTGTACGCCTCGAAGCTGATGCCGCCGGAGTCCAGCGTCCAGCTGACGGTGTCGATGGTGACGCGCTGGGCGATCGTGGTGTCGTCACCTCGCAGCACCTGACTCGCGGTCTCTTCCTGGAACTCCAGCGTCTGAGCTGCGGGAAGGTCCACCAGGGTGCCCTTCACGCCCGCGTTGTCGAGCGTCGCCACCTTGATGTCGCGCAGACCGTACGGCAGGCGGTGAACTGCAAGTGCCATCTCTTACTCCTCTCTGCTTCCGATCTCGCGATACCGCTTGGTAGCGAGGAAATCCCCGGTAGGGCTGAAACGGTGTAACACCAACACTCCCGGCTTTGCACCGCAGCGACTGCTACGGCATTTGAACTCCAGCTCCCCACCGAGGATCTCGCCAAACTTGATCCCGTTGGGGCAACGGAGTTCTACTCGCTGACCCGCTTGTAGCCCGGAGTCTTGGCGAGTACGTCCACCACTTCCGCCGGAAGGTCCGCAACCGGCAACAGCATCCGGTTGCCCTTCTGGCCGACCTCCGGGCCCATCGGGTCGCGTTCCCACACCACGTCCTTCGTGACGGTGACGGAATTGCGCTTCCACAAGCCGTCCCCCTTCGGAATCGTGTGCGAGCCGAGGAAGTCGGTGCCGTACGGCGCTTCGCCCAGATACTCGATGTAGTCCGTTTTGGCCGTCTTGGCCTCGGCCACCTTGTCGTCCGGCATTAGAAGATCCTTCCGATGATCTGCCAGGAACTGAACTTGTAGTTCGTACCGTAGTCGTCGCTCTCCTGATCCCCAGAGTCGCCAAGGAAATCAGCCTGCGTCACGCGACCGTCTGCGCCGGTGACGTCCATGATGCCGTTGAGGATCGGCCAATCTCCGCCAACCTTGTACTGCCCACCGAGGATCTGCTCAATCCGCGCATAGCTCCCGCGCTCATCGTGCACATCAACCCGAAG